TCATGTCTAAAAACCTGAATACGTCTCCGCCACTTGAATAACTTGCGATAGTCTTTGTTGCTGATGTACTAATAAGTATTTCACCTGTTTGTACTGCAACAAGTCTTATCGAAACTGTTACTTGGTCTGTACGATATTGTTCATTTAATCCAATACCAAAATATCTTGCACCTGCACCACCACTTACTATGTTAGTGTCATATCCTACAATACCACCCTCTACTATAAGTCCTGCAAACTTTAGAGGTTTTAATTGATTTTTTATATCACTTTCACCATCATATAATTCTCTTGTTGACCTAATTAATTGTCTCTCTTTTACAAGTGAGTCCAAACCTTCTCTTTCTAAAACTATAAACCATGGATCATTACCACCTACTGCTTTTAAACCATTAATAACCCATACTTCAGGTCCTTGAGTTACTGCTGTTGATAGCTGTGAAAATTTTGTATTAGGTTTTCTTTGTCCTGTTCTATCAGGAAAATTATATACTGCAATTGTAATCTGTGGTTGTCCTAGTTCTGGTATTAGTTCTAGTCTTTTTATTGTTTCAGTTTCTAATGTGTATGGTGTCTCACCTTTATAGATACCATCAGGTGTTGTTTTGGTTGAAGCACAACCTCCTAATAAACATATTAACAGCATTGCTGCTGCTATTTGTGGTATAGATTCCATACTAAAACTTAAAGTCGCCTACTGGAACAGACATTGTTGTTGTCGAACCATCTGGTGATGTAATTGTTAATGTGATTATTTCTGTGGTTGTATCTTTAACCCAATAGATTGTAGAACCTTCTACTTCAGCTGTACCAGATGTAGGACATGTACCTTCACATTCTGTACCAAACATATTGTCAACCAATTGTTTAGATAAGTTAGCATAAATTCTACTCTCAACGTTTTTGATAAACTTATTAATTGTAGTATTATTAGCGTCACGCTCTGCAGCCGCTGCCGCTGACTTGGCGTCATCTTTGAGATTTTTTTCTCTACTATATCTTAATTGTTCGATAGATAATACATGTGTGGAGTATCCTTGACCTGAAAAAGAAGGATTACTAAATTCATGTACAATTTCGCTTGCAATACTAGGTGTCGAAAGAACATAACAAAATAGACCTAGCACCAAAATTTTTAGTGCTTTCATAACACTATTATTTATACAAACCAGTCTATTATAGTTAAGAATCCTACCGTAACTACGGTTGTTGCAATCATTACACCTAATACTAATCCTGCTGTTTTAATCGCCTTCAGGTATTCTATCTGGTTTTCTATGCTTGTTATCTTTTTGCTCATTTTCTCTCATTTCTAATACGGTGTTAAGTTTTGACCTTAATCGTATCAAGTCATTGTCTAGCATTCTAATACGGTCTATTAGAGCTATTGTAGTTATCTGTGCCTTATCTAATTTTTCTATTATTTGACCAGTCACATAATTGTATATAAAATATATAAACCAACCCATAGCAATCGCTGCTACTGTGGCAAACCCATATTGATTTAACATTTCAATAATAGGTGATGTTATTTCTACCTCAACCATTAATCTTTCCTTGCGTCTTCTTTACCATCTGATCTTGATATTCTATCTAAATCTGGTCGCAAATTTAAGGCACTTGAAATCAGTATGTCTAGTTTTATCATATCGTGGTTCATAGTTTTAATTCTATTATCTAGGGCTGATATTAACATTGTGATTGTTGCAACTTGTCCTACAACACCTGCAAGAATATATTTTAATATGATGTAAATAAAAAGACCCATAACAGCTGCCGCCGCTACAGGTAAACCAAATTGTGTTAATATGTCTAAAAATAAGTCCATGTCACTATTTATATGGGCGCCTCATAGAGAGACGCCCTGGTTAGTGAACAGGAGAGAGATTAGTCGTTGACTAATTTGCTAAAGTAATTCATAGTATCGTCCTCATCATCACTAGGGGAGGTTTCAGATTGAGGTATTTGTTCACTTACTTTAGGCTCACTAACTTCCACATCAGCAGCACTTACAGGTGGGATATCTATCTCATCTGCTGTTGTGGTTTTTCCTGTACCATAAACAACTCTTTCAAACTTGGCTTTCAAGTCATCATAAGATTTAAAGTTTGTAGTAGCAGAAAACTCTTTTAATGGTAATTGTTTTTTCCATAATGCTTCTATATCTTCATCAGTATCTTTAACTTTAGACATTGATTCAAATTCAGATTTATCATAGTTCCAATAACCATCTACTTTTCTAATTTTTAGTTTGAAGTTTGCACCTTCCCAAAAATCAAATGGGTTGATTGCTTTCTCATCAGCAAATTCAGGTTTCATTGCTTCTGTAATCTTATCAAAAATTTTCTTACCAAATTTATATAAGAATACTTTGCCTTCATTCTCTGGATGTGCAGGATCAGAAACTACAAGTATATTAGTGAAGTAGGAAAGTTTACGTTTTCTTTTTCTGGCAATCTCTTTATCAGCTTCTGAACCAGTATTCCATAGTTTAGAATTTTCTTCACTTACTGGATCTTTTTGACCTAGAGTAGTCAGACTATTCTCAATATACCAACCGCCAGGTCCTTGAAAGGCATGAGACCAAACTCTTGCCCAAGGTAATTCTTCTCCTTCTACGGCAGGTAAAAAACGAATTACTGCATAACCGTTACCAGTTTTATCTAGCTCTGGTTTCCAGAATCTATCGTCATTTGATGAATTTTGATTTGTTGTTGGGGATGTAACCTTTTCTAACTCTTTTGTTAGTTTGTCGAAGTTACCACGACTTTGTTTTAGATTTGCGAATGACATTGTATTCTCCTTGTATTCGTTGTATTTGTATAGTGTCTATATTAGCGACATTACTATATATAAAAGTTTTCACTTATTGCCGTAAAAAAAGTTATCATTCAGCCCTTCGTGGGACTAGTTGGAACGCACCCACAATTTTTCAGGAAGGATCCAACATTTCATGCGAAGATATCGGTCCCTACTAATAATCTACCCCTTGGTGTCTTGAGCCGTTTGGCCACTACCCTCCAAGAAATAAACCTTTTGCCTCCTTAAGCAATATTCAGTCAGAAGGAAATACGGTTTCGAACCCGTATTCTGCTGCTGAATGATAACTATATTATACCATATTCCAGACTAAAAGTCAAGGGATAATTTGGTATAAAACTCGTTTTTATGCATATACTGTACATTGGGTAAACTATCCCATTGTGGCATACGCTGTGAAATCTGATTATTACTATCAGGATTCACTTTAATAAACTGTATATTTTGATATTTAACCATAACACGACCCATTTGTATTACCCAATTCTGTGGGGTTACTGAGGATTCATCATGGCTCAAATATCCGTATGTATCTTTGTACAGGTTATTTATGAAATCTGTTGTACTGTACATGTCCATACCTATTAGATAACATGTCTTTGGTTTCTCTACCTTGCAACCTATGTACATTGCTGTTGCACCAGATGACCAACCTGGATCTTTAGGACCACCTTCGCCTTCCCAACCAGGATAATAGTCACTCATAATATCTTTTAATAATGTGATGTTATAATCTGCAAGACCATATGTCCATGTGATATATACATTCTCAAAACCATCACCTTTCCATCTATCGTTAGGTCTATCTTGATTAACAGTAGATGAACCATGAATAACAAATTGAGCATACCAGTTTTCTGGCGTGTGTTTCCATTCTCGTATTGTTGGTTCTTTCATATTAGAAGTTTGTGCTTCTTTCATCATGTCATAAGTCTCATTAGGTAAATTTTCCCAATCACGAAAATACACTTTATTATTATCACAATATCCACTACGATATATTTCATGTTCTAACATTGGGTCAACAGCAATCAAACCATCTACAACATGTTCACGATAAATTGCATTACAACCATAAACTTTACCTTTTGTTTTCAAAAGTTCGACATCAATGCTCTTACGACTTTCACCGTTACCTAGTACAAATAAATTTTCACTCACTTTATCATGTTCCTTAATATTAGTTTCATTCTCTCTTTGTTGAATTTCAGAAAGGGTGTGTATTTTATAATTTTCGTTTTCAAAGTAGGCCATATTATATCATCCGTAATTTTATCACTAAATTGTTTTGTATAGTTTAATAAACCGTTTAATATACATAATGTTTCTAATGATACTCTTTTTGCTAGATATGTTTTAATTAATATTGGATGTTGTCCTCTAGTTACTTTAAATATCTTATTAAAATTTTTATCACTCTTTCTTAATAACTGTTCAATGTCTCGTTCAAAATAGTATGCAAGACCATCAATTCTTTTTTGTCTTTCAAGGTATACATCATTGTTCATATCCTTAATGTAAGGTGATTTATTAGTCCCC